TATTAATTTACTGTTGTTAATCCTTCTATTATATCTTCTTTTACTGCACCAAGTAAGTCTTTTCCAAATTGCTTTAATCCAAGACCTAATGGTTTTTGAAAAAAACTAATGCCCTGTATTCCGTCTCTTTTTATTGCTCTACCAATTATAAAAGCTAAAGACATGTTACTAATAAACCTACCTGTCTTTTTATCTCTGCCTTTCATGCCTTTTTTACTTATCCATTTGGCTAATATACTTGGTGGTGGTTGCTTTGTTGTATATTTATAAGGGCTTGATTTTACTTGTCCTTTATAGTCTTTAAATTTTCTAGCTTGTTGGTTTCCTGATACCCCTTTGTCTACAAAAGTACCATAACTATCCATAAAAAATTGTACTGTAAATCCATCAGCATCAGTTTTAACTTCAAACCTTATAGATTTCTCTAAATTCGTTCCGCCACCTTTAGCCTTTTGAATACCACCTTTAGCTCTATTTACTACTTGTTTGCCAAAGCTATTTAAGTACCTTTCTATGTTTTGGGTTTTCATTAAACAAGCCCTATAAATAATTCTACCTGAGCATCATTTGCTGTTACTGGTCTTACTTGTAAAGATGCTAAGTTTTCTAAAGTACCAAATGCTGGAGAAGTATCTGTTTCTCCAATAGCTGCTTCAGTCCCTATACTTAGGATATGCGAATTACCCCCAGTTATTGTTACTTGATAATTTGTTCCTGTTGTTACTACTGCTAACTCTATGCTGTTAGTAGTGTCTAAGTTTGTTACTCTTACATATCTTGTTCTGTCAACATCTATTGCACCTGCTGAAGAGTAAGGGTTAGTGTCAAATACCGCTATTGTTGTAGTTTGTGCTTGTGTGCAAGTTACTATCCTTTCCATTACATCAACTATGCCTGTTGTTGTTACTGAATTACTAGCACCTCTAACTGCTCCATTTAGAGTTACTGATTCACTTATTGTTGTTACTAAGTCTGCCATAATTTTATTTTTTATCTATTTGTTTTAATTTATTAATTGCCCAATTTATACCTGAAGCACCGCCCCACGCATCCCACATAAGACCGCCACAACCCTCTGAATAAGGCACATCTTTATTCTGTTGATGTCTTTTAAATGATGCCATTCTTGCTATTGTGTCTCTGCTTATCTTTTTTTTATCTGCTAATTGTCTTGCTCTAGTCCAGCCAACTCTAGTGCCACAACTGCTACCGTTTTCTTCTTTATATTTAATTGCTTTCTTAGCGTTATTACTAGCACTGTCAGGATAATCATTATATGACTCTAACTTAATACTTATTGCTTCTAGCTTTTCAATAACATCTTCATAGCTTAAAGATGTATTGTTACTTTTGGCGGTATTAGTTGTATTGTTATTTTCCATATCTTAAATTTAAACATTAATATCCTGCACCTGCATCTGTTACTGGTATCTCGCAAGTGTCAAAGTCATTCATTACTCTAACGCCTATTGTAAAAGTCCAACCACATAAAAGATTGTCAAACCTTTCTTGGAATGGCTCTATTGTAAATTGGTCTTGTGTAAAGTATAAAGGAGCATTAATATCATTTACTCCAGCTTGTGATTGTCTTGAACTATGCCTTAACATACCTATAAAATCAGTACATATTTCTAAAGTCTGATTCCATACTTGCTGCTCGTTATTTTTAGGGTCTAATAGTTTAGTTAATTGTTTAGCCTGATATGTTTGCCAGTTGTCTTTTTCAGAAACTAAGTCAGCAATAAAAAGCTGAAATGAGTAGACAAGTTCTGAGTCTCCTGTTGATACAGATGTTGGGTTAATGTGCAGTAGCGGCATCTTTTCCATCTTTTCAAGATTTATGTCAAATATGTCTCCAACTGATACTGTTGAAATTTGCTCATGATATTCCCCAAGTCTACAAAGGGTGTCTACTACATTGTTATAAGTCTTATTGCTTACTGCCATGTTTTACTTTATTTTGTGATTCTAAATCTGTTTCATAACTTAACCAAGTCAATGCTTCTAATAAGTTTAGCTTAGTTATTTGTTCTAGCTTTGAAATATCTGCATTAGTTAATCTATACATTACTCCAAACCAGCTCCACTTTTCTGCAAAAGATTCTGAGGCAATTGCATCTTCATTTCCTTCAGCACCTGAGTCAAAGATGATTCCAAAGTTAGTAATAATATCGTTGCGAAATGATAAAAAAAAACCAGCGCACTTTGCACTTGCTCTGCTGACATCTTCTTCATTTCTTCCGCCCTTATGGTTATATTACCATCATACGCTTCTATTGTATAGACATCATTGTTTTCTTCAACTATTGGTCTATATAGAATTGCCATTACTTCGGGCATATTCTTTTCAATATCATTCTTAATCATGGTCTCTATGTCTGCATACTCTCCTAATGTAATTTCATCTAAATTAGGATGGAAACCATACCTTTTGCCATTTACCTCAACTATCCTTTTTAAAGAACTATCTTGTTTTGCTTGAAGCTCAGATAACTTACTCATTATAACTGCAACATCTTTTAATTCCAACTGATTGATTAGGTCTTTTGGAATATTAGATAAAGCTGCTATTGTTTCTTGAGCTTCTTTACTCTTTGTACCTTTGTGAAAGTCTATTAGCTTTAACCATTTCTCTAGTGTTACATCTTCCCACTTACTAATTAACTTAAACTCTTTTACTTTGCCCTGCTTCTTAATTTTAACCTTCATACATTATATAATAGAAATTCTTAAAATTTAGTTTACTCTTTTATTTTTTTTTATATATTTGTCCTGTTTTTGTTTTCAAGTTAGTTACTAGCCCCTCACAACCTTTCTATTATCTTGTCGTAATACTTAAAGTGGGGGGCTTTTCTATTGCACAAAATACCTACCTGCATTTGGATTGTCTAAATGATATATTACATTATAACGAATACCATCTATTGCATGATTATATGAGTCTACATATAACTTAGAAGATTTATCTGAATATATATAGTTATTTAATTCTTTAGCTATGTTAGTTGATTCAGGAGTTATTACTAACTCAAAATCTTGCATTCTAGTTATGCCACTTTCAATAGTTCCTTTTTTTACTGGTTTAATGTTTACTCCTAAATGCTTTAAGTCTGCTATTAGTCTAGGTTCTGCTGAATCAGCTATTATAAGTTTCTGACCTACTTTGTCTAATATAATCTGTGCAAGTTCTTGTGATTTTAAACCATTCTTATATATATGCTCTTTTAAATATATCTTTTGCTTACGCTTATCTATTGCAACTTCTGTGAGACTGTCAGGGTCAACACTAAACCCAAAATCCATTCCACATGAAGTCTGTAATCCATCAGGATTAAATTCTCCTATACTCCAGTTAGTAAATACCACGCCATCTGCTCTATCTAACCACCCCCCTAAGATTTTATGCTGATACTTTTTAAAGTTCCTATGCTTTATAGTCTTAATACGCTCTAGGAAGCTCTGTGAGAGATTATCTTTATTATCTAGGTATGTACTGTGGATATAGCAAACATTGTCTCTAACGCCATTAAAACCAGCTTCTACGCCTTTGTCCTCAAAAAATCTTTTGTATATCCAATGCTCTTTAGTTACTGGGTTTAATATAAGTATGATTCTGTTCTGTATATTCTTTTCTCTAATACTTAAATCAATAGTATCAAATATATCTTCATCAATAAGCTCTTCTGCTTCATCTAACACCCAACAGCTAATACCCTGTAATGATTTTAGAGATGCAGTTTGGTTTCCTGCTGAAGTCTTAATACCTCTAAATAGAATGTCTGATTGATTGCCTAAGTTTACAACCTCAGCTTTATTTACGCTAAAAATATTTTCAAAACCTAATAGCCCTATCTTTTCTAAGAACTCAGGTATAATTGATAAATGAGCTGACACCATTGTATAACGAGTAAACAATACTCTAATACCTTCAGCCATTGTAAGTAAAGTTAAAAAGACTGTAACTGCAAAAGACTTACCACTACCTCTTCCACCTGTTATTATAAAATAACGAGCATCAGAATTAAAAAGAGGATTGTATTTCTTATTCAGATTCAGTTTCTACAAAGTTTATTAGTGGCATATTAATACTTTCATCATTTGAGGTTACATCCACCCTTTGCTGAGGTTTGCCATAAAAGTATTCAAAGAAAAGCTTAACTGCCCATTGTTCTTTTTTATCAATACCCTGTTCTAAGGACTTTAACGCCTTTTCATTCATTGGTGTTAGGTTCTCTATTAATCTTTGCTCATCTGCTTTAGATTTGCGCCCTGCGCCTTTTCTAGCCCCTCCGTTATTTATTCTTTTATCCATAATTGAAAAAGATTGATTATTCAATCCATATTATATAATAGAAATTACTCATATTCATTTGGTAGCATTAATCTTATACCTAGTTCTGTTAATGCCCATACCCTTATTTGGTTAGCGTAGACCTCAAACTCTTTTGTGTTCATTCTTGCTGTACTGTTTACTGTTTGCAGTCCTATCTGTTTATCATTTATATCTATGCTTTGCCATTCACTTGCAAACTTGACCTTTAAAGTATCGTGCATTTCATCTGGGAAATAGCCAAGTGATTCTCCTAATGGTTGTACTATACACGCCCAGTAATAGTTATTCTGCATATTGCTTCTATTGTTTCTTTGCTTTTTTACTTTAACTATATAATCTGTTTCAAGCTCTTTTAAGTAATTAAAAAGATTCTGTTTGTCTTGACTTGTATTAATCACGAAGTTCATAGTGTAGCTTTCTATTCTTAATATAAATCTTATTTTTAGGCTCTTTAAAAAGTTTTATGCCTTGCAGGTTATATATTTTTTTATTAAATCTTAGTGGTATTTCATTTACACCAACACTATTTGTTATTGGAAACTGAACCCACTCGAATCCATTAAATACAACAGTATCACACTGGTTAGTGCAGGGTATTATTGTAGTGCCTGCCCCTTGCGGATTCATTATGTAAGCATTGTAACATACTTTTACTGTATCAGTAAGTTGTATTATTGGAAAAGATGCCCATGCCCCAAATGCAGGGAAACAATGAGTAGCATTACAAACCCCCCATGAAACATCAACTGTGTCACAATAATTATCTAAAGAGTCTGTTGTTTCAATCATCACGCTAAAAACACCATTCGAGTTTTCTATTACTGAATATGATATTGAGTCACACCAGTTAACTGACATTTGTGTTTGCATGTATAATAATAAGTATAATAATTTCATTAGTTAAATTTTTCGTTAATACCTCGTTCTCCTATTAATTTTTCTTTAGCACCAGCCCATAGTTTATCATGCCTTATCTTTTTACTTAATGATGCTTCAGTTCTTTTAAGGCTAGGCATACCATCTTCAGGTTCGCTATCCATATATTTGCCACAACTACAAATAACATCAGCAACCCATTTGCTATCTCTGTAAACTATTTTAGCTTTGTTTACTTCTTTTTTTTCTTTACAACATTTACAAGTGTATAGTGTCATTTTGCTAGTCCACCTGTTTTAGTTTTACTTTCTTTATAAAGTTTGTCTAACTCAAAATGTAAAACATTAATAGCCTTTTGTATATCTTGTTCAGCAGGACTACCATCTTTTTTTCCTGCTCTTAGGATATATTGAATTGCTTGTGCAGTCCAAGCATTTAAGTTAAAATCATCAACTATGTCTTTAGCTGAATAACCGTACAATGTTCCTGAATAATAACTTGGCTCAGGTGTTCTTTTATAATCTTGTTTCATTTTTTATTTTTTATTTTATATATTAAATAACTTGCAATAGGTGTGCCAAGTAATATAGTAATTAAACTTGGATGCGGCTCTCCACAAAAACCTATTATATGTTTAAATGCTTCAAACATTTTTATTAATAAATCTTTTAACTATACTATTTTCTCTTCTTCTTTTTAATTCCTTAGACAGTATTCTACTAAAAGTTACTGTGCAAATATTAAATCTTTCAGCTATTTCTTTGTTGCTGTTTTTATCAGGATTTTTAAAGTAGTAGTCTATTATCTCTTTAGTGTTTCTTATCATTCGCTGTATTTTTTATATAGTTTTTTAATTGCATCAAAGCAAGTTGATATACATGACCCACAATTTGTAGTTGGCGAATAATTAGTATTGTGTATTGTATTATATGTCTCTATCATTCTTTTTTTAGCTTGAACATCTTTTGCTCTACCTGTTTTTAAGTCTTTCCACATATCTAATATTTCATCTATTATCTCTTGTGGCAAGTCATCAGGAGTTTGTACTTCTGTTGTTTTATCCCAATACTTCTGAGGACACGCCATTGGTGCTAGTCTTGCCTTTACTTTCATAAAACATAAACACCGCTTACAAGTTCCTGTTGGTTTAAAATAGTAAATACATTCTTTACATATTGCTATCCTGTCTTGATAGACTTCATCAGGAACAAAAAATCTATTCACTTTTTCTGTCTGCTTTTTTTACATAAGTATTTATAGTTCTTGGCTGCCAGTTAGG